ATCACGCCAAGTCTGGTCTTCAGCACACACCTTATCAAATTCTGATAGCAAGTGCGCTATTAATCTTCTACAAAATTTTCGGAAGATTAAGTCTGTCCATCCTACCTGCAATAGAGCTGATGCTCTTTGTAACGTGGTTGCAGGGGTATGATGAGCTCGTGGTGCATACAACAATGTTGTCATCAGTTTTGCTCTATCATACAATGGTACTGCTTTATCGGCTATAAACACAGTATGAGCTGAAAGAAAATCTAAATCCACCGCAGGACGGGGTAACATTGAATCTGTTGTTGTTGTTACTCCTAAGATTTTCCATTCCTTAATTACGGATGTTGCATTAAAGAATTGATGTGCCCAATCAGACACTGTCCATGTATTATCATCTCCTACTAGCACTTTTGATGTATGTTCCTCAAAATCTCTATACACTGGTTCTATTAAGGTTTCCTCGTTTTGTTCATTTCCACAAAAACGATCCCAGTTAATTATCCATGCATGCTAACAAGGTATACAATATTAATGTATTGTCATTAATTGTATTTACTGATCCTGATGGGTTTCCACCTTGTTTCATCATTATTACTCCTGTTGCTGTAATTACTAGTGTGTTCACTAAATTACGATAATACGTTTGTATACGTGCTAAATTTTCTGTTGTTCGGTCTTCTACTCGTAACATTCTCCATCGAAATCTAGCACATCCCCACATTAAAAAACTTCGCAATGATGAATCATATTGAGATTCATCCAAAGCATATCCATTAGGAAAGATGTTTAATTTTTCATATAAAACATTCCAATTTCCTCCATATGGACTCATTCCTACTCCTGATGCACATTGTAGGTGAGCGCCATTCATTCGTTCATTCATATCACTAAACAAGCGACAACCATGAACAGTTACATCCGCTGCAAAAGCCATAAACGTTCTTATTGAATTAGCTTTTATTTTTGCAATTGGTCTTACTTCTTCTTTTAAAGCGCTTGTTGCTAGTCCACTCCATTCCGGGTCCTCTGCTAACAGCTGCCAATCTTCT